AAGAATCCACACAAGCGCCGGCGCCAGTCGTCAAAGAGCGCAGTTCTGTGGGCAACCTCTTCGCGGTTGTGCGTCCATACTGCGGCCTGATCGGTATCCAGGTTCTGCGCCGCCATCGGAACGGCCGCTTCGAGCACGTTCAGATTGGCAAGGTAGCGCCGAACGACCGTCTCCTCGTCGGACGACAGATTGCTCATCCGGAACTCGAGCAGCCCGTACGCCTGATAGAATCTCCAGCCCTGAAACCCCTGCGGCGACGCTCCGTAGGCGGGATAGCCGCAAAACCTGCGAATATCCGCCTTCTCAGAATCGAGGAATGCCATCAGAGATAAGAGCCGCCGCCGCGGCTGAACAGAACCGCGCCAGATCCAGACGAGAGAACCGCCGCCGCATATGTGATCAGGCTGTTGACACCGAGCATGACGCGGCTATTCGCGAGGACCGGCATATCCGAGGTCGAGGCGGCTACACCGGCGTCCGACCCGAAGCGTACGTAGGCAAGAGCGGCCGAGGTATTCGTCACCACGATCGAGTCCCCACCGCCGGCGAGCGCCACATTCGATGATGTGGCACTCGCCGCCAACGAAACCGTACCGGTCGGCGCGAACGGCATGATTGAGCCCGTCGCCATTGAAGACCACCCTGCTGAAGTTGGATCGAGAGGAGGAGAGCGCCGGCGCCTTAGCCGATATGCTCCACCATTACCGCGCGCTTGAAGGCGGCGTTCGTTGCGGTAGGCACCGTGGTCGGATTGGTTGTGGTGTCCGACGGCGCGCAGAACCCGCCGATCCAATACCAGGACTGCGCGATGATCTGCTGCAGCCGATCAATCGGCTCCCGAGTGACCATCGCCACATCGTCGACGACCGAAACGATCGAGTCGGCGGGAGCGACATCTGCGGCCGCCATGCCGGCAAAATCGCCCTCGATCAGCGCACCCTGGCCGCAAATGATGGGACGGCGCACCATAAGGCCCGTCAGACTGGGATGCGGCTGAACATACGCCTCGGTGGTCGGGACAAACCGCAAGCCGAGAAAGCCGTTCACCATTCCCTGGCTGAACACGTGGTTGTCCGACGTCGCACCCTGAAACAGTTGCTTGAAGTCCGGGTCCGCGAACAGCTGGCGCGCGGAAACCGGATCGAGATAGCAATTGTAGACGCCATCGATCTCCGGAACTGCGTTCAACCGGAGCTTCGAGACGGCATCGAGAAGACAGCCCATCGTCAGGGTATCGCCGGCGGCGAGCGCGGCAGTGCTCCCGCGCTGCGATGGCCGCACCACCACCGATGCGGTCGACGCCACGACGGCGCTGCCGGCGGTCCCGTCGGAGACCGATACGTTGCCGCCGAAGGTCAGAGTGCCCGAAGTTCCGTTCGGAGCGGTCGAAACATTGGTGGCATCTGCCTGCGCGGCGATCAGCGTGTAGCTGTTCGAACCGACGGTGACCGTAAGCGCATTCGACGAACCCACCGGCATCTGCACGCCGTTCACGAAAGCAAACTGAAAACCGCGGATATCGTCCACCGCGATCGTGGGCCCAGCGGATCCCAGTGTGGTGCGGACACGGGTGTTGCCACCGAAATAGGCATTGAACAAGGCATTACGGGCCAGTTCGTCAAGGCTGCGCGCAGCCTGCTCGCCGTTCACATACGCGTTCTGCAGGAACTGACTGGCGATGCCGACGCGGCTCGTGACCATGTTGAGGTCCATGGTGGCCGCGTAGTGATTGATGGAGATCGTATATTGCTCGACCCCCCAGCTCGTCGGAGTCAGCCCATTGTCGAGATTGGTGTTCGTCGCCGGCGCTAGAGGGGTGGTGACGGTCGGCTTCAACCCCGCGCGCGTCTTCGTCAACGTCTCACCGATTCCGACCGCAATCGGCTCGCGGTCGGCGCAGGCACGATATCCCAGCCGCGAACGTAGGGCCTGCTGGAACTCGCGCTCAAGGAAACCCTGCTGAATTATGGGCTGCAGGGCCGCGGGAAAGTTCTGAATAGGCATGGACGTGCTGGATCCTTCGTTTGGGATGTCGGGGTTCTTCGGTGGAACGACGGTCTAGCGCTTCACGAGCGCGGCCTTGGCGACGCGATATTCCGCGTCGGTCATCTCCATTGCGGCCTTTTGACGAGGCGGCTGCGCCGGCGGCACGGTCGACGGACTTGAGGAAGACGGACCCTGCAGCGAAAAGAGCCAGGGCTTCGCCTTTTTAAGCTCCTCCATCACAGTCGCGCCGCCCTCGAGCTCGCCACGCTCGTTGATCCGAAGATGGGGGGCCTCGATCAGCTTTATTCCATCGAGGTCGACCATCCCTGCCCGAAGCGCCTCGGCCTTGAGTTCCGAACGGATGAGGCGATCTTCGGCTTGCTTCTGGAGGTCTGCGATCTGCCGCTCGAGCAGCTCGGCACGCTGCCGCAATTCGGTCACGGCGGCGACCCGATCGTCGGGAGGCGTATCGACTTCATTCGTCATCAACGTCGTCCGTTGCTGTTCGTCTCTGAATCGATCCTGGCGATCTCGGCCGGTATGTCGGCAATGTCGTACGTGTCCGCTATCGATTTGACGGCGGTTTCTCTGCTGATCTGGCCTGCCTGCGCCAAAGTCGAAAGCGTCTGCGCGTCCTTCTGTCGATCGTCCGCGGTTGGCGGATACCAGCGCGGCCACTTCAACGTGAGTCGTTCGTCGCGCTTGAGCCCGGTCAAGGGCTTGCCCATCGTCGTAAGCGGATAGGTCGCGGAAGCATCGAGTATCATCCGTGCCAGCTGAAGCAGGGCACATTCCCCGTAGCTAATCCGTAGATTGTCGGCGAGCCAGATCAGCCCTTGGTTCAGAAGCTCCAATGCGCGTCCGGACTGAGCGGCCGACAAGCGATCAGCATTGCTCCGGTTTCCATGGACACTTTCGAGCGCGAATTCTCGAAGGGTGCGCACATATTCGATGACGGCAGCAGAGGCAGTGCCGCCGATCTCGAGAAGTTTTGCGTCTCCCTTCTCGCTAACGACCAGTGCATTCCCGGCGCCCTTGACGATCTCCGTATCGCTCGTGGCGGGTTCGCGGATCAGGAGCGTCGGATCGCTACTGTATTTCAAGCCCCGCCCTGCCTGGCTCAGCTGATAGTCGATCTCGATCTGCGTTTCGATTGCGGCCCGGAAGGTGCAGGACCCGTCGTCGGCGCTGCCTGACGAGGACGGACCGGGCAGATTCCTCACCCAGACAACCGGTACGAACCCAAGCCGGTGATCAATGCTGCGGGCGCGATCAATCGCCGGTTCCGCGACCTCACCCACTGGGACCGGGACGAACCACGTCTCCGAAGTCGCGTTCCATGTCCGGGTGAACCAGTAGTCGATAGATGGATCAGGGATATCGTCGTAGCCGGAGGCGACCAGAACCTCGCCAGACACCTTGTAGCGCTCCGTCACGGCGGAAAGCGTGTCAGGCTGGTCCGGCAACCAGAACGGCGTGAGGTAAGTCGTATCAAGGACGCTTACGAAAATCCTGCCGCGCAGGACGCGCATCAGCAACGCAACCGACCCGACGGAGCCGCGGATCGCCGCATCCGTCATGACCTGGTTCAGGCGGGCCTCGCGGACGATGTCGGCCAGCGCTCCGCGGGTGACTGGATCGGCGCAGTCGATCGTCGGAAAATGTCCCTCGCTGAAAAGGAGCGAAACGCTATCCTCGACGACGACGCGACAGAGAGCGTAGCGCACCGACGGTCGGCGCCGGCGCAGGGGAACATACTCTCCACCTGCGCCCCGCTCCTCGTGGAATTGATAGGGAAGCATATCATAGAGGGTACCGTCGAGAACGCGCTTGAGTATGTCGAGCGTGCGGGTGCGCTGTGAGTAATCGCTGTCGCGAGGGATGAGGTCGCAGATCGTCTCGAACATATTTTGTCCTGCAGGCGATAAGATGCAGCAGTCCGGCCCCGGGCCGCTCCGGCCGTCAGCGGTTCAGCAGATTCGTCGTCAGGTGACGCGGCTCTGCCTGGATGCGCAGAAGCCGCCAAAAGGCCCTGGACAGCGCATCGACCTGATCGTCCTTGCGACCGTTCGGAAAGTCCCGCAGTTCCTCAAGGAACTGGGCGTTCCAGGCGCCCCGCACGACGGAGACGTTTCCCGCTTCGACCTGTGCCGCGACCGCGGAGGCCCTGACCGCCTTCTCGCCGGTTTCCAGGGTGGCCTCGACCTGATGACCCGCGAGGTTACGGACGAGCTGCGACGCCGCGCTTTTTCCAGCCGAGCCAGGATCCTGCGGCAGGGAGATCAAGACGTCCCGACCGTCGCGGCGCGCGGTCTCCGCGAGCAGGCACTCGACCTGCCAAGCCGAGGCTCGCACCCGTATCACATCCAGGATGACAAAGTGCCCGGTATTCGTCCGGTGCATCTTCAAACCGACTGTCCAATCCGGGTCGTTCTCGTCGTTCTTGATCGTTGCAGCCAAGTCCCAAGCGCGAACGACCGACATCGACTCCGGGTCCGGTGCGGTCTCGATGACCTCGATTTTGACGGTCTTGAAGAACGATCCCTCGAGCGGTCGGGGAGACTGCTGATACAGCGCCCACCAGGCCCGTTCTCCAACCGAAAGACGCCGGCGCAACAGAGCCTGAGTGTCTTCCCATTCCGGCCATAGCGGCGCACCAATCTCACGACCCAGAGGGTCGCCGACCTCTGCAAGCGCCGGCAAGCGGAGCACGCGCCAGTCCGAATCGGACTGACCAAGCAGACGGCCCCCTAAGTCCTCCTCGTGCCACCGGGTCATGATCAGGACGATACGTCCGCGCGGTGTCAGACGAGTGATCAGATCGAAGCGAAACCAATCCCAAGCCCGGTCCCGCAAGTGAGCGCTATCGGCCTCGTTTTGGGACTTGATGGGGTCGTCAATCAGGATCAGATCCGCTCGCCGACCCGTGACTGCGCCGCGCAGTCCGACGGCCGCATAGCGGCCGCCGAACGACGTCTGCCACCGATCTGCGGCGCCATCGCCGGTCAGCACCGTCATGCCGATGCTGGACCCCTGATCGGCGACAAGATTGCGGACCAGGCGGCTGAAGTGCTCGGCCAGATCCGACGTATGGGATGCGGCGATGATCGAGCTGCGAGGATGGAGCGTAAGCCACCAAGCCGGAAAGATCACCGAGGTATACGTCGACTTGGCGGACCCCGGCGGCATGAGGACCATCAATCTATGGATGCGACCCTTAGCGACCGCATCAAGTTCATTGAGCAACGACAGATGGTGTAAGGCGGGCGCCTGTGCCGAGGGAGCGAGAACGTGGCCGGCCCAATCCGCCAGATCCGTCCGGATGGAAAGTCGTGTAATGATTTCGCTGGACAGGATACATGAAGCCTAGACGAACGATCAGAGGCGTCGAAACGATGAGGTGCGACGGGTCCGCCATTCTTGAACGGCGCTCAAGATTGCGCCGCCACTTTGAACTCGGTCAGATATTGCGTAGATAACGCTTGCTGGATGCCGCGGCTGCCGGGTGGGCCCGTGGGCCGACAGGCAGTCGGTCTGATCGCCCGACCGTGGTCCGTTGAAGATGCGCTCAATCAAGAGGCCCCGCCGAACTCGCGGGCCATCATAGGGCGAAACCTACCCGAAAACGGGGCATATGGGCAAGGCTTTTTTTCTGTGTTGAAGCAATTCGTCCTATTTTCGGGTATCGCGCTGCTGTCGGCCTGTGCCCGCGAGGCTGCCGACATCATGCAATCCGGGACAGTCGTATCGGTCGGCGGTCTCCGCGGGCGGTGGGCAGGTCCGGTTTCTCCGTTGGCGCAAGGCTGTGGGACGGCGACGACGGGTCTCGCCACGATCGGCGGCGGGGAGTTTTCCTTCGACCCCTTCCAGGGAAGCACGGTCATCAAGGGCAAGGTCGATGATGACGGGAAGATGATGGGCACGTTGACGAGGGCGCTCGCATCTCAGCCTGCTCTATCGATCACGTTCAGCGGGTCGGCAGTCAGTGACCCCGCCGATGGCCAGATGATCGAGGGAACGCTCGCGTCCGGACGTTGCGAATGGTCTGTCAAACTTAAGAGAGCCTAACGCCTCGCGATTTTGACGATCGTTAACGAACTTCTCGCGCTTGCTAACGCGGAACTAACCCTGGGACCGGTTCCCTTGGGGACATTTCCTGAGCGAAAGTTGTGGCAGCCGCAGTCGAGTGGCGTTCCGAACAGGTGGCGGACCGCTTGGACATCCAAAAGGGGCCATGACCATGTATTTTCAGAGCAGCGACACTGTTGCAGGCAATTCAGTCGGCTCCTCCGACGCGCCCTCCGTCGATCCGCCGAGCGGCCAGAGACCCGCGCGCGACGGCCGTCGGCCGGTGGTGGCGGTGATCGAAGATGGCGGAATCGTCTCGCAAGAATTCGGAATGGTCTGCGAATTCTTCGACATTGCGGTCCATCCGGTATCAACCTACGCGGACCTTGGTACCGTGCTGCCGGTCCTGCGCCCCATGGCGGTCGTCTGCGAGGCGGACGGGGAGGGACAGGACGGCTGCAACGTGATGAAGGCGGTCGCCGGCTACGATCGTGCGCTTCCGGTGATGATCGTAACCGGACCCAATCCGATGCTCGCCGGCGCGATCGACGCGGTAGGGGAAGTTTGGCAGCTCAGCGAAGTCACCGCGCTGCCGTCGATCCCGAGCGCCGCCGGGCTGGTGGACTTTCTCTTCCGGGCGGGTCGCCAGGCGAGGTGCGGACAGTTCTTGCAGGGCTGACGGTGCGTCGCAGGGACATTAACGGAGACCGACGGCCGATCGGATCGGCGCATCGGCATCGCGGCGGGCAGCCGCGATCAGCGGCAGCAGATCCTCGGCTACCATGCCGGGCCCGGCAATCGAGGCGGCGCGCCCGTGCAGCCATGCCGCCGCGCACGCAGCCTGCCAAGCAGCCATGCCCTGAGCCAGCAGACCGGCAATCAATCCGGCCAATACATCGCCCGCTCCCGCCGTCGCCAGCCAAGGGGGAGCAGAGGCATTGATCGCCGCCCGCCCATCCGGCGCGGCGATCACGGTATCGGCGCCTTTCAACAGAACCACCGCGCCTGTCCGCGTCGCCGCACGTCGGGCCGCAGCGACCCGATCCTCCCGCACTGGACCAAACACCCGATCGTATTCGCCGGAATGCGGCGTGAGCACAGCCGCGCCGCGGAGCATATCCGGCGCGCCGGCGAAGGCGGAGAGGCCGTCGGCATCCACGACCACGCTGCGGCCTGATGCGAGAAGGTGGGGGAGTGTTTCGCGGGCGGCGGCGAGCCCCAGGCCCGGGCCGCACACCCAGACAGTACGGCGCTTGTCGGTGAGCAAGGTCGAGACCGTCTCTTCGGTGACGATCGCGCCGGCGTCGCCCGACCGGTAGATCAATCCCGCACCGCCCGATGCAGCAATCGTGACAAGGCCGGCACCGGCCCGCCGGGCCGCTTGAGCGGCCAGCCTGGTTGCGCCGGTCATCACCGCGCCACCGACAATGGTCACGATGCCGCGGTCGAACTTGTGCCCGCCGCGCTTCGGGACCGGAAGCGACCAACCCGACGGATGATCCACCCAAAGGCGCGGCGCAACGCGGCCGAGGACCGAGGCAGGCAGCCCGATATCCGCCAGGACCAACTCGCCGCACAGCTCCCTCCCCGGCATCAGAAGATGTCCGGGCTTGAGACGAAAAAACGTAACGGTCATTGCGGCACGCGGGGCGAAACCCCGCACCTGCCCCGTCGCTCCGTCCAGACCGGACGGGACATCGATTGCCACGATCTGATGGGCCGCGCCGAGCACAGCGGGCACCACTCCGCCGACGTCCCGGGACAGGCCCGCCCCGAAGACCGCATCGATCACGAGTTCTGCGCGCCGCGACGCTGAGGAGGCGAATTCCGCGACCGGACCGGACCACCGGCCGGCGGCGCGGGCAGCATCCGTGCCGTCCCGGCTCGACGCCAGCGCCGCGACCGTGACAGGCCACCCGGCGTTCTGCAGATACCGCGCTACGACATAGCCGTCACCGCCGTTGTTGCCGGGGCCGCACGCCACGAGCGTCGGCTTAGGGGGCAGCCGGGCCATGATGGCGCGCGCGGCCGCACGCCCGGCATTCTCCATCAACTCGATGCCTGGAATGCCGCTGGCCGCCGCGAGCGCATCGGCAGTTGCCGACTCGGCAGGTGTCAGCAACTCGGTCCGGCCCCGAAGATCGGGCATGGTATCCTGAGCGATACGCATGGCCGCAGTCTGCCACCGCGGAAGTGGGGCGACCATT